CGCGCCCCACCATCTGCCGGTTCACGAGGCTAAAGAACCAGTCATCGACGTCACACTTCAGGGGCTGCACGGCGCCGGAATAGCCCCAGAAGGTCTGCAGGCCAGGCCATGCGACATTGGCGCCAATCCGCACCACAGAGCGCGGCGAGATCGGCCCGCAGCCAGATGCTATCTCGACAATTCCGTACGCGTAGGGCGGCCCCACGTAGGTCATCTTGTGAACGTCGTTGCCGGTGAACAGCAGGATGCTGTCGGCGATCTTAATCGCGGTCATGGCGTAGCTCTGCGTCGCGAGCAGCTTGTCGCCCGCCATGTTGACCGCGGTTGGCGCCCAGACCGTGTAGTCCTCCTGGTCGCTCCAGGCGATGCGCCTGGGGTCGCCGCCGGCCCCGTAAAGCACCACGTGGCGCTGGTCGGTGACGATCACGCCCCTGTTCTGATCCGGCGCATTAGGCACGAGCGTCGCGCGCGTGAGGGGCGTGCTGGGTGACCACTCAAATAGGTGGCCGTCCTGGGTTGGCACGACCAGCAGGCGCTCGCCGAACGTATCCATGCTCCAGCGATCGCCCATCGTGGCCGATATGTCCTGCGGGCCGACATCGTCCGGGTCGCGTGCGGTGCCGTAGGCATCCTCGCCGTAATCGCCCAACCCGTAGCCGTTCAGCGCGCCCGGCGGATCGAGCGGCCCGACACCGGCAGGGGTGAGGATGTATATCTGATCGGTATCAAACCGGAACGCATAAAGGCCGGTGTCGCCGCCGAACGCTGCCCACCTGACGCCGGCATTGTCGTGCCACGTCAGCAGGTCGCGTATCGGCCCCTCGATGCCGGTGCCGATGATATTCACGTTGCCGCCGATCGGCTGGATCTGCCCGCCGCGAAACCGGATGTTGTTGCAGTCCCACCAGCGCCCGACAGTGGCTTCCGGCGTCGCATTCCGCACGACGCCAGGTGGCGGGGCTTGGGTGAGGCGGGGCATGTCAGTGCGTCCCGCGCATTGGCGCCGACATCAGCCGGCGCACCAGTGGCACCGCAGCGGTCTGTGCGGCCGGCGCGGCCTGTGCGCCAGCATAGATAATCTTGGTGACGACAGCGAGTGGTTGCCTGATATCCAGCGGCTGGTTGCCGCCGCCCAGTGCAACTGTGTGCGTATGCGCCCCATCGGTATTGATGGCGTGGGCATGTTCGACCGACACGTTGACGTTGTGCGCGTGCTGACCGCCCCAGTAGATATAATGCGCGTGTGCTGTGCCAGTGTCGTAAGTGCCAATCGCGTGGGTATGGGCAGGAGCGATATCGGTGGTATAGAGGGCGCCGCCGAACAGGTCGCTCATGACGCCATAACCGCCCCCCGACGTGCCGGCAGACATGCCCCACAAGCTGACGCGGTGATCATGCGCGCCCTGCGCGTCAGTCCATCCGCTGTGTGAATGCTGACCGTTCAGGGTCGTACCGAACCCGGTCCCGCCTGTGTCGTGGTTGTGCGAACCCTGCACATCGGTGGTGTGGATGTGTGCGCCGCCATTTGCCGTGGCGCCGGCGTGGTTGTGCGCCCCCTGACTGCTGACCGTGAGATTAACGATCGGCAAGTTATACTGGAATATGCCGCGCAACTGGCCACCCAAGCGGGACGCAAATAAATAATTACCGCCAGTGCCGTTCTCGTCCGTGATGGCGCCGGCCCCGACCGCCACGCGTCCGCCGAAGTTCGGCAGGTTAAACGTGGTCGAGCCGTCGCCTGCGCCCCAGTAGGTGGCCAGAACCTGGAATAGCTCGCTGTAGGTGGTTCTGGATACGGCGCGGCCGTCCGCGATCAGCCAGCCGGGCGGTGGGGTTGGCCCGGCGTAGTCGAGCAGCGAGCCGAGCGGCATTGCCATGGATACGAACTCGTCCAACACACTGAAATTGCTGGACAATTTAGCGCCCCACGAGTCGCGCGAGGCTCCCACCTCCGGCAAGACCAATTGCAGGTTCTCGGTGTAGGTATCAGGCATTGCGGCTTACCCTTTCTGCCTGCTGACGCGCTTTGATCTTGGCATTGCTATCCAGCGTGCATTGCTTGCACGACCGACTGATCCCGCCCGCCCTATGCTGCAGATATGTGTTCTCTGGCGTGTATGCGTGACCGCGCCGACAGTGCGTCTTGTTGAGTTGTCCGTTTCGCCCCTTCCGATCGCGATCCAGATTGTTCTCAGCCTGCGTGCCGGCGAACAGATGATCAGGGTTCACACACAGCCGGTTGTCGCAGTGATGACAGACGACAAGCCCCGCCGGCACTGGGCCATTAGTTGCCTCCCACGCCACCCGGTGGGCCTGCCGGTGCCTATCGGCCACAACATACTTGCCGTAGCCGCGACCGTCGATCATGCCTTCCCACAGCCAGCATCCGCTCATCGGCTCGGGGATGGCGTGGTCCTGCCAGTTGTCGCTGGTCGTCCTCTTCAGCCGCGAGAACAGATGATCAGCACTGACACAGAATCGATTGTCACACTGTGGGCTGATAATCATACCGTCAGGCAGTGGCCCATTCGTCGCTTCCCACACGAGATGCCGCACCTGGGCATTGCCGAGACGGGGATAGCCACGCGTGACAGAACCCTCCCACAGCAGGCACCCGCTGTTAGGTTCTGGGATAGTGAGAGACTGCCAATCAGGCATGATCAAGTGTCCGCTGTATCATCATTCGTCTTCACATAATTCCCATCCGCCGCGACCGGCAGGCGGAAGCGAAAGCCATTCGGGCCGAGTCCGGTCCAGCCATACTTGGTGCCGACGCGTCGCCGCCAGTCGCGGTGATCGCCGAACCCTGGCGCGGGGGCGGCGCGCGGGAGCACGGTGACGCCGCTGACCTTGTTCTCGGCCACGTAGACCGTCCCGCCGTCGCAGTTTTTCCAATCCGGATTGCCAGTGGCGGATGCTCGGATAGTGCCAGCTAATACAGTGATTTTCGCCTCCTATTATGCTAGAAGCGGAGCCTCGGCAGTGCTGGAAACACTACCGAGACCCCTGACCAACGATCCTTGTCGGAGGACCAAATGGCTAGACGCAAATATAACACGCAAGCTGAGCGATACGCCGCTAAGCTTGCACGCAGCCGCACTCCGGAAGAGAAGGCGAGACGCGCGGCTTACAAACAGCGACCTGAGGTCAAATCCCGGGCCAGATACCAGCAGCGCCTGCGCAGGATGGCGCGCGACAACCCAGACAAGCTGGCCGAGAAGAACAAGGCCCAAGAGAAGAGACGAGCTTATACATCTCGTCCCGGCAATCGCGCTCTGCTGGGGCGCCAGCAGCCTGATGGATGCGAGGCTTGCGACGCCGTCGGAGAAACCGTCTTTGATCATTGCCATATGACTGGCGTTGCACGCGGCTGGCTTTGCCATGGATGCAACGTCACGCTCGGTCGCCTGAAAGACAGTATCCCGCGACTGCGTCAACTGATCGCTTATCTGGAGCGAACCAAAGATGGCACCGGCACTCAGCATGTCATCCTCGGCCTGTAGTTTACTGTCATGGCTGTCTCCTAGTGGATCATCGTGACCATAGGCCCGCCAGCCGCCGGGACCACCACGGCGACGGACGCCCAATGCTCCAGCATCACCTGTGTGACGACGGCCTGGAGGTTGCCGGACGCGACGCTGGCCCAGTGCTCGGCCACAACCTGGGTGACCTGGGCCTGCGGACTGGTGGTCAGCCAATGCTCGGCGACGGCCTGCGATGCGAGTGCGTTGGTGGGAACAGATGCGCCTGCGGTGAAGCCGGATGTGTAGCCGCTTGGCACTGCACCGACGAACGCGGTGTCACCGAAGTTGGCTGTGATCTGATCGGATGTCGCCTGCAATCCTGCAAACGGGAACGCCTGAAGTGCCGCGCCGAAGTTGAATATGGCGACACCGCCAACACCCGTTGCCGGATTGTATGTCGCGTTATTGTTCCAGTTTCCTGCTGCGCCAATGCGAAACCAGATCAAGCGCGCAGTGCAATCGAGCGCAATGCACACGACATTGCCATTGGCCAGGGATGTGCCGAACGTGAAGGCGTTCACGCCGTTGGCCCACACCTGTCCCGATGTCTTATTGATCTGGCAAGCATTGAGATCAGAAAGCGCACCTGCTGATGTCATCAGGCTGGTTGCAATGCCGAGGGACGTATTCGCGCCTGCTATCACATTGCAGGTGTATTCAAAGTAGAACTTGCCCGCGACCTGACAGTCTGCTGCACGTACGATCCCACGCGATACTGACGTGGACGTGGCAATCAGATTGCTGCCAGTCAGCGTGATGTTGGCTGATTTGTCGGTAGCTGACCATGCAGTGTTTGCCATATCAGGCGATCACCACCGGACCAACCTGTGCAACATTGACCGCCGCAGCAGTCCATGCAGCACCGGTTGCCGGATCGGTCGTGTCATGTCGCCACGCCCACTGCCAATTGGATGGCGTGAGCACAACGGTCGGTGACGCGACGGTGGTGCTGCCCGACTTCAGTTGCACCGCCATCGTGCGTGTGCCGGCGTCGCTCTTGATCGCGTATGCGCGCGTGGTGACGGCGTATGTGGTGAGCGGTGTGGATGCGATGGCGGCGATGCCGTAGAGGTCGCTGTGTCCGACTACGCTGTCATAAACGTAGCTGGTGGTGGCGTCCTGCTGGGCTTCGGATACCGCCTGCCAGTTTGCGGGTGTGGCGGTGTAGGTCCACGACATCTGCGCTAGATTTGATGGGATGGATACAACAGGATTGGCTTGCGGGAATACAGCATACGATGTGGTCGAACTAGCGCCGGTCGCGGCGGAGTTAAATGTCGTGAAAAGTCCTGTTGTGCCGTCTGTTGCCGCGCCTATCCAGTAGGCTGTGCCTTTTACAATCGCCACGCCTGGAGAAAAGGTAAAAGTATTGGTGCCAGCGACAACCGGAGTGAATGGTGCCGTAGCAGTTGCGAGTATCGCACCTGGAGCGCCGGCATTGTCGGCATAGATGGCACACTTCATGTTGACCGCGTTGCCTGCCGTCGTGAACGACACAGAGACATTCGTAACCGTGCCGCTGTAAGTAGCGGTGAACTGTGTGTATCGCGCAATACCACTAGAGGAGGCCGAGTTGTTCGTTGTTGGCGGCACGGTCTGTGTCAGCACACCGGTCGGTGTCCGCGAGAACTGCGCGCTCGCATCGGACGCGGGTGCGCGTGTGTAGCAGCGGATGTCGCCCATCCATGCAACGGATGATGCGTCGCTGCGCCAGTAGAGGTCGTCCAGGTGTTGAGCGTTGACGGTAGCTTGCTCGGCAATCGTCAGCTTGTTCGCATAGTTGTTGGCAGACACCGGACGTGTGTTCAGTGAACCAAGCGCGCGGTCGTTGGTGGTGTTCCCATTCTTGCGAACTGCCCAACTGCCGGCGGTGTTGTTAATGACCACCTCGAACTCGAACGCATACCATGTGTTCGCTACTGGGAACGCACCCGTGTAGGTGTCGAGCACTGTCCCGCCAGCCGTGCCGGATGTCAGCAGAATGGCACCATCAGAGCGAAACACGATGGCACATTGCCCAGTAGTCCCGTCCGACAGCAGCAGATACAACCCAAGCGATGAGCCAGTGATAGCGGCGCTCTGATTGAACGCAACCACAAAATGATGCACGGCGTCGTTGACGGCGCTTGTCTTGACCCATGTCGAACTGCTGGTTGCCGTCCAACGAAGAGCTTGACTACCAGCGAACCGTCCAGGCTGGAGTGAGTTATTGCCGGTCGTAGTGGTGGCATCCCAATAGCCATTGATCGCATCGGCTGGGTTCGCGTAGCAATCCCAACTTTCGCCAAATGCCCACGCCATGCTCTAGCTCCAGGTCACAGCAAGGGACAGCAGCGCATCTGTCGGTGCGCCGGTGCTGCCGGTGATGACCGCCGTGATGTTGTCACCCGCAGAGAATGTGTTCGCCGCCGTGGCTGTCGCGGTCGCCGGGGTGGATGACGACACGGCAACCGCACCGAGGCCGGTAACCGTGGTCCCGTTGACCTTGATGGCCACGTTGAAGCTACCGTTGCCGGTGAAGTATTTGAGCGTGCTGATGGTCCCGCCATACGGCATGTCCCACCACCACACCGTGTCGTCCGACACCGTCGCCGCGTTCTGCCACTGCGCCTGCAGGCGGGCGGCGTTGCGCGGCGTCGGCATCGCGACCGTGCTGGTCGCCGGCACCCACTGGGTAGATGTCCCGTCATCGTAGAACACGAACAAATTGCCGCTGGTCGCGTCCCACCACAGCGCGCCATCGACCGGCGTGGGCGGAGGCGCCACATCGGTGACAGCGCCACCAGGACCGGCACTGCCGGCAGTGCCATTGGCAGCCGCGGTGATGCGGCCCTTGGCATCGACTGTGAGATTCGTGTTGGTGTAGCTGCCAGCCGCGACGCCCGAAATCGCCAGCGCTGGGTTGGGATAGTTGCCGGTGAGATCGCCGCCCGCCGTGCCTGATGGCGGCAGCGAGGCTGGTGGTACAATCGTCGCGATCTGTGCATCGACGTAGCTCTTGTTCGCCGCATCGAACGGCGTCACCGGGGCGCCAGCGTTCAATGCCAACTGGCCGGACAACGCCCCGCCGGTCAGCGGCAGGAACAACCCGCCGACGCTGGTGCTCAGCACCGTGTCGAGCGTGTCGAAATTGGAATTGATATGGAATCCCCACTGGTCCTCGTCGGCGTCGACGGTAGGCTTCAGCAGGCTGAGGTTGGGGGTCGTGGCGTAGTCCGATCCGCTCATGCGGCCCTCCGTAGCGGCTTCTGAGCCGGTCCCCAGTTACCCGGCTGGCACATGTCCACCGGCTCCCACGCCGCCGGTTGGCATGCATCGACCGGCGTCCACACGCCAGGCACGCAGGGATCGGACAGAGCAAAGCCGATCTCGATCAGATCCACCCAGGACTGCAGCGTCGGCTCGCGCGCATAGCGTCCCCGCCCGTAGCGGCGCATGCCGTAGGGCGTGCCCACCGACGCCCCAAATGCCACCACCATGCCAGCGGGCCGGATGCGCGCCGCGCCATAGGGATGCACCGTCACGGTGTGGGTGGGCACCGCCTCGGTCAGCAGCGTGCCGGCGGCGTCGTAAAGCTGGACGGTGGAGATCAACCCCCAGCCATAAGGATACGCCAGGGGCCAGACGATGCCGTCGAGGTTGGCGACCGAGATGCCGTCGACCGTGTTGGTGAACAGCACCGCCTGCCGTTCGTAGGCGTTGCCGGCGACCTCAACGCCCCCGACGCTTAACCCCACATAGCCAGTGGCTGGCAGGGTGATCGGCATCAGGCACGCCCCTGTCTGCATTGTCGACAGTGACGATGGCCACGGTGCAGATAAGTGTTCTCCTCAGAGAACGGATGCCCATGCTTGCAATGCGTCTTGGCGGCTATCGCCGCTGGCCCCGCTTCAATCCGCCCTCGACCCTTGCCATGCATATCCCGCATGTTGTCGAGCGCTGTACCCAGGAACAAATGCTCTGGGTTACAGCAGGAGCGAACATCGCACCTATGAAGAACGAACAGCCCCTCAGGTATCGAGCCGTTAACCTTCTCCCACATCAGTCGATGCACGAGTTGATTAGAGCCTATGCCACCTCTCCCCATTTGTCCGTAGCCGGCGGTGTTTAGAGACCCGTCCCATAACCAACAGCCACTATTAGGTTCCGGCGAGACACGTTGCATAATTCGCCTTTGCCATGGAATACGCGGCGGTCCTGGTTTTGCCATGCGACCTTTATATGTCTAAGCACCCTAAAAAATGCCAGCCATCTCCTGGGTGTACGGGGCCCCACTGTACGTGCTCTGCTGCGTGTTGAGGTTAGCTCTCGTAACCGCCTGTTGATATTTTGCGTCCCAAACGGCCACCATCTCGGCGTCCTGCTCGAACACCCCGGCATGGCTCAGCACGCCATAGAGATAGATCGCATAGTGCTGTTCGAGCACCGGGTTGGTGTCGCTGGGGATCAGTAGCGGCTTGGGTTTGGCGTACCATGACATCTCGATCATCTGCGGCACCCACGTCGGGTCGGGCGTCGCCGGCAGGATCGGATGCGGCAGAAACTCCAGGCAGTCGGCCCGCAACCGGTAGGCCCACACCCACCGGATGCCGACATATGTGCCGGGATACGAATAATCCGGCGCGCCACCGGAGGGGTCAGTCCAACTGCCGCTCCACTCGTCCTTGAGCACCAGATTGTTGCCCGTGGCCGCGTCGCGGATGCTGGCCATGGTACTGAAGTCGGGCGGCAACTGGATATAGGCGGCGTCGATCGCCTGCACCGCGGTGACCTCCATGCAGCGCGCCCGCAGCGTCTGCTGCAACTCGGTCTCCACGATGTTGACCCAGCTGGGCAGGCGTGCCGCGCTATCCCGGCGGTCGAGATAGCTCAGCACGTCGTCCTGCAGTTGCTGGTAAGTCGGCACCGTTACTTCTTGTCGCGCTCTTCGCGCTCCCGCCGCTCACGGTCTTCCCGCTCGCGGTTCTCGCGCTCCTGGCGCTCGCGGCGTTCCCGCTCTTCGCGCTGCTCGCGCTGATCGCGCTCCTGCCGCTCGCGGTCCTGGTCCTGGCTCTGGCTCGCCTCACGGCCTGGACCAGGCTGCCCCCGCTCGCGTCTCTCACGCTCCTCACGCTGCTCACGCTCGCGACGCTCGCGGTCCCGGTCCTGCGGCGGATAGGGCGGCGAGGGGGTCGCCTCGGGGATCGGCTGGCCAGGCTGCTGCGGCTGGTTGGGCTGCTGCTCGACCGGGCGCGGCTGCGGGTCGGCCTGCATCGTTTGGCCGGGGCTGGGCTGGCCAGGCTGGTGCGTCACCGCCCGCTCGACGCTCAGGTCATGCGGATCGGGCTGACCGGCAATCTCGGCCTGCTGGCGGGTGGACTCGCGCGCCATCCGCAGCACCTCGCGCCCCGCCGCGTAGGCCATCTCGCGGAGCTCCGTGAAGCTATCGGCATCAGGGTAGCAGCGTGCCACCAGTACCTTGTCATAGTCGGGCGGCAGGTATGGCTCAT